GCTCTGCCTGCCCTGCCGCTTCCAATGCTGTCAAATCTCTGTAATTTGCATTTTGACCTTCGATTGCCATATTACCGACATTTTGAAGTGCGCTAAATTGACGCCCTAAATCAGAAGTGGATATGCTTCCTACAGTGCCAGCAAGACCAGCCTGTCGTGCTTTGTCAGCAGCAGATGATTGCATTGCCTGTGCATAGCCTTGCTGTAGCAATGGAGCCTGCTGTCTTAAAATAGATTCTTGCGTGTCTCTGAGAGCGCGAGATCCGAATTCGCCCATGTTTCTGGAGCCAAATTGGCCAGCTTTGATGAAAGAATCTGAGATACCGGGCAACAAGTTTTCATTAAGATTTCGAGCGCCTTGCTGTGCTAGAGCGTCCATCACATTTGTTTGGTACGGGTTCATATATGTGCTGACATTTGACACTGAAGTGTCACCAGCTTGCTGCAAATATGGGTTAGCTGCATACAATGCTCCACCAGTTTGTGGAGTAGGCGCGACAACATTACCGTTACCAGCATTAAGATTACTGGAGGTAGTTCCTCCTTGTAAATTAGCGTTGCCGCCATTCCCTGCGCCCATGTTAGCTGCTTGATTTAAATACCCTTGGTCTATTGTTAAAAGACCATCATTCCTTACTTGACCACTTGTATCGGTGCTTGTGGCTGATGTGTTTGTTGGAGGAGTGGTGGGGATATTTGCCATCCTTGCCAAACCTGCCTGCGCTGCTTGAAAGTTATTTTTATAGCCTCCCTGAGCGTTACTTATTCCAGTGTACGCCTGTTGCTGCATGGGGCTGAGTTCAGCGACAGTGGGTAATGAGTATGACTCAAATGGTTTATTGGCTATATTTTGAGACCAATTAACTTGATTATAAATAGCATCCTGCATCCACCTTGGTGTCTCCGTTGTGGAAGAGCTATACGATGTTGCACTTTGAGGGTCTCCGTTAAATAAAGTTGCCATTATGCCATTCCTCCTTTTAAATACTGTAACGGTGACTTAGCGTTAGGACTAAACTGACCTTGTGCTAACACCTTACCCTTATGAGATCTAATATTTTTTCGCATACCATTCAGAATTTCTGCCCCAGCTTTGTTTGATCCATCACCGAGTAGCGCAACAGTCTCTGCATCAATAACATATTCACCATCGCTCAAATAGGCTGGTATTTCGTCTGATCGACCAGTTCCCTTACCCTTTACATAGCGAGAAGCTCCTTGTAGAGCACCACCTTGGTTCATACGCATTGAGCCGCCTCGATACATGCCTGTGGCCTTAGTATTGTACTTACCAGACGTTAAATTATTAAAATCTCCAGCCATATACTCAGTCAAAGACAAGTTGGCCCGGTTAGCGTCTGCTCTGAGTGCATCCCAGTCCCAGTTGGTCAGTGGTCTGTTAAAATACTCCTGCTGATCTGGCGACATTCCAGATACCGCTTGAC